AAACAAACTCGTCTTTCCAGCTACCTTTCATCTGATCGACCGCAGAAGCCTCCCACGAGATTTTTCCTGCGATTTGCTGCTCTTTAAGACTCTTTTGTGCCTTAATTTCAGTCAATTTTAGCTCTGATTTTGCTTTTTTTGTCTCAATAAAACCAGTAACGGCATCTTTCACCATTCCTGCAATAGGTCCAGCTAATAAATTAATCATTTTCACCTCTATTTTGTTGATTTTGACGCTGTGTTGCTACATCTGCACGTAAATTAGCTAAATCATAGTCTTTTTTCAACTTTTGTGCGTCTAAAACCTGTTTATAATCAAATTGATTCTCTTTTAATGCTTGATTTTCACCTTTTAATTGTGCTTCCATCTCCATTTCCGATTGTCTAAGTGCTAATTCTTGTTGTTTTAGTAAAACTAGAGGATCCATATTTTGATCTTGCATTGCTTCTGCTTCCTCACCTACCATTTGTTCTGTAATTTTTACAATTTCTTCATCAATTTTTGTTGCTCTTTGCATTTGTAGTGCTTGTAAAGCCTCTGGTGGTACTTGATCACCAAATTGTTGACGTAATTTCTCAGCTTCTTCAACCATAGCCTGATCAACAACTTGTGTAGCAAGTAAGGATGTGTGTTGCATAATATGTGATACTAAATTCATGACTGCCATAGGGTTAGCTTTAACTAAAGCTGAAGACATAAATGTTCTATGTGCTTTTATATGTAACTCATGGTTTTGTTGAGGAAAAGCTTGTAAAGGTGCACCACGTAAAACTACACTGTGTTCCATTGCTGGATCTTGTGGTTGTGGTTGTGGAGGAATTGGTAAAATTTGTTCAATATCTTTTACACCTAATGCTATATACATCCTTCTATATGCCTCACGAAGATTGTGCATTTGAGGATTGCTTTGAGCTAATTGTAATTGATTTTGTGCTAACGTCACACGTTGTGACATAGAGAAAATGTTTGGATCAGATACAGGTAAAATATCTATATTATCATCAAAATCTAAAGCTTTAATTTGTCTGGGTCCACCTTGAACATTAAAAGGATAAACTGGAGGAAGAGCAACTTTGAAAATATTTGCTAATAATTTAAATTCTTTCTTTTGTGCAAAGTGTAATCTTTTGTGTACTGCTGACATAACTTTGGTGCCACGTTCCATTAGAGCCATTGTTGTGCCGACAGGTGTTTGTGATTTACCTATTTCTGATGTTTGCATATCTGCAACAGTTGCAAATTGTTTTGCTGCATCTACACAAAAACCAAGAAGTTGCATTAATACTTGATCAGGGCCTTTGTATGGTAAAGGCATGAGAGCCTCACGAATAATACCATTAGGTGCATCAACATCTCTAAACTCACCAGGTTGTAATGGTTGATCGTCATCTCGTATTCTTAACCCACGTGATTTATAACCAGCAGGCAAATTGGATAGTGTTCCTGCATCAAGTAATTGTCTTAAGGCTGTTGTAGCAGTTCTTGTTAAACCACCAATCATATGAATTAAGCCAAAACCATAAAATCCTAGACCTGGTAAAAATTTGTAGTGTACAAAATATTCGTTCTTTCTTTTAAGAGGATCTGCTTCACCATAGTTTCTGTATATTGATAAAACTCTATTTGATGATCTATCTATCGTAACAACGTAAGGTAGTTTAATACCACTAGCCTCACCATCTTTTGGATTGACATCTTCAAAACCTTCTAAATCTAAATCAACGTGCATTTCATAAAGTTCTGCCATGTCATCCATGTCATAACTACTTGGATTGACACCATCTATTCTGTCCATTTTTTCTTGAACATCCGATGTTTCATCTCCATCATAAGGTTGAAGTTCTATGTCACGATAAAAACCTGAAACTTGTTTTTTTCTTAAATCATTCATCGACATTTTCACAATTTGTGAAATGCGATCACAACTGTCTAAGTCTGATGCACCGTAAGGAACAATAATATCTTCTGCGGGAATAAATTTTGAAGTTGCTCTACCTTGCACTTCATCAAAATAAACTTTTTTAAAAGCACTACCTGAAAGAGGTAATTGGAATAATAGTTGATCCATCTCAGGATTGTAATCTTCCATAACATGAGTTATTTCGTAATTCATGTATTCCTTAACACGCTCCGCTGCTAATTGCAGTTGTTCGTTGTTAGCACCCACAACCTGTGTTCGAACAGGACCATCACTAGGTAACAATTCCACGTAAGCCATTGCTTGAAATTGTGTGACTGCTTGAGCTAGGACAGGATGATTAACACTTGCTGCACCTCTGAAAGGTCTTGTGCGTTCTTCATATTTAAAACCTAAAAGATCTAAACCTTTTGTATAGGCAGTCTCCCAATCTTCTCTTGAAGATCTATCATTTTCAACTTTGTCTACAAGGTCATTAGAAAGTGATTGTAAATAAGACTCGTCTAAAATTTCTGCTAAATTAGAATTAAAACCTGACGTTAAAGGTAGTTCTTCTTCACCTACAACTGCAGAGCCATCATCAATAATCTCTACGTTAGGCTCACCAGTTGTTTCAAGGTCAACTGTTGTGCCAACCTCTTCAACCTGAATATCATCTTCTGCACGACCGCCTGCTTGTTCGCTTGGCTCACGTGCTAAGTAAGGTGTGTCCTGAATGCTATCGAATTTATCTACCATATTCGCCGTATATATCTGTTATAGAAAGTAAACTATCTTTTGCAATAGTTCCACCAGATTTTTTCTTAAACATAAACATTGGATCTTGTGCTTTCTCAGAATCTAGTGTGATAGTAAACATTTCTATCTCCTGTGGGTTATATTCTTCTACAAGAATTTGTGCTGCATTTCTATCATCACCTGGACCCAAAGGCACAAGATCAAATGTCTTAGTATCTATAAAGCCTCCGGTATCTGTCGGATCAGAAATAGTCTTTGGCTGAACGTAATAATCCATGGTTTGACCTGGAGCTACTTCTCTAGTGTATATTACTTGATTAGGACCTAACCCATGTGCTTGTCTATTTAATTGTTCATCTATAAACATTTGTGCTTCTTGAGGATCTAATCCTTGAGCTAATTGATCTTGTTTTAAGTAATCCATCTCACCTTCAAGATTTCTTTTGTAGTAGGTTAAGCCACGATCTGAGTTATTTGGATTTAAAACAACTTCTACTTTTGCCTCACCACCATATTTTTTTGCAATATTTTTCATTTGTTGAATAGCTACTTTTCCGTAAAGATCACGAAACTTTTTACCAGCATCGCTATCAGGTGCTTTACCCCAACGTTGATTAACTAAATTAGGTGGGTAAATAGCAACTTTGTTTATGCCTCTAGACTGCGCATCTTTAATTGTAGACTTTAGTAACAAGTCTACGTAATCTGCTTGTTTATTGAAAGGAATTGGAGGAAACAATTCCAGTTCTTTTAAGCTATAATAATTTGCTCCATCCCCTAGACTTCGAACATTTGTATCTCCCCCATAACGTATTAGTTCATCCGTGTCACTTGTGCTTGGAACTTTAATATTTTTAAGTAAATCATCTAATTGACCCGAACGATTTAAATCTAACAAACTATCTAAAATTTGTTGTTGTTGATCAGATATACTCTTTAACGCAAATCCTGTTTCTGGTTTACTTTGTTGTATATCTTTAGAAAGAATTGTGTCTATTTGTGATTGCAAATCAGTTAATTGTTTTTGATAATCAGGAATTGTAGATCGTGCAGCTTCATTGGGAAAAGGTTTAATAAGATCAGCATGTTTTTGTAATGCGTCTTCTACAATAGGAGGTACAGCAGAATTCAAATTATCTAATATTCTATTAGCCGCTGCCACTTGATAATCATCGCCTGATTGCAAATCTCTATTTGCTCGTGCTTTTAGATTATCAATACGCTTTAACAAAGCTTGAAGACGCTCTTGTTCTTTTCGAACTTTTGTCAACATATCTGTTTGCATCTCTTGAATAACAGCTACACGTTTTCCATCAGGTTGTGTGTAATTAGCAACACGTGTAAAGCCTAGAACATTTTTTTCTGCAAAGTGACCGCTTGCAACGAAAGGTTTTTTATCACCAGGTAAAGGACCTGAGTTTACAACGACCTCTCGATAGTCTGTTCCAACATTATCCAAAGGTTGATTACCAGCACTTTTATGTCTTGGTCTTCCTGTATAATCTCTATAAGCAGGGTCTGTAACTGCATCATCTGCTAGAGATGATTGTTTTACTTTAATTTCAATATTTCCAATAGGTGACATTTCATAATAGTCATTGAGTTGTTGTTGTGTAATTTTTTGATTTGGATAATATCTTGAAAAATCATCTAGATATTGTTCTAGACCACTATCAAACATTTCCGACTCAGGAGCTTTCCCTCCTTGTCCTCCACCGTAGAGATATTGTTTCCATGCCTCAGGACTACCTGCTTTAGGAGCTTGAGGATCATTAATTTTATTTAAAGTAAATGATTGAAAAGCAAAGTCTTCAGGTTGCACTGTTTGTGTCGTAGGAAGTGTTGTGCCTGGAGGTGCGGGTTGTTGTGTATCAACTGCATCGGGTAATTTTTTTGGAGTATAGACAGCATCTGTTTTATTAAATAACTTGAATATTTTAGCTGGATTAAATGCTTGTAGATTACCTGATTGTACTGCTTCTTGAAAGTAATCTTGATCTATTGCAGGATCAGGTGAGAACTGTTGTTGATTGATGTTTTGCAACGGATCACCGCCCATGGCCATACGCACAGGTTGTACTTTACCACCGTCTCGTAACCCAATTATAAATCCGCCTTCCATATCATCTTTTTTTGGTGTACGCATAATAGGTTTACCTTTTTTACCGTTTGTTTTTTCATACAAGACTTGATCATCTAATATTTTCATAAATCTTTTCTTTAAATTATTTAATCTTTTTTCAGGAGAAACTTTTTTTGGATTTTTACCAACCAAAGCATAATTTTTTTTACCGATTGGAATAATAGTTCCTGTATCAAATTTCTTATAAAGATTATTTATTTGATCCACAATACCCTTGTCTTTACCAAATATTAATTGTCTCATATTTTGAAATTCTTCAGGTAAAACTTCTATACCATATTCTTTCAGTCTCTCTATTATTTTTGGTAAATTTATGCCCATAGATTTTATGTCAGCATTTGTTGGAATAGTTTCTAACTTATTCATATTTTCTGCACTACCAAGCTTACCTATTTGAATTAAATCTCCATCAAATCTATTTTGCAGACGTGTATTACTAGTCATATCCGATACAAAAATCATATCAGACATCTGTGCCATATTTTCAAAACGACCTATTTGTGTTGTTTCATCTATAGGAAAAGCATGAGCTTTTTGAAAACCAAATTGAAGTCTATCTGAATCTTTAAGGTACTTTCCATACCTTGGATCTTTTCTTACTGTATCAAAAAATTTAAAACCTTTGTTTTGTACTTCTAATCTTTTATTATCTAATTCTTTATATTTCTTTTTTGTATTTTGATAAAATCTTGTATTTTTATAATTAGGGTTTTGTTTTTTGAATAATGTTAAGAATTGATCAGGAGTGTAATCTTCAATATTTTTTACTCCTCTATATAAATCTGTAATTATTGATATGTCAACATCATCCGCTCTAGGATCTAATGTGTTTCTTATATCTGCTATAGACATTTGTTCTGAGTCACCAAACTTGACAGGAACTCCTTTTTTATTCGTTCTTGTTGTAAGAGCATAAATTTCAGGATCTGTTTCTTTTGCTTTACTAAGTGTGGATTTTTTTAAATCATAGCTATCTATGTAATAATTAAATTTTTGACCTTGTTTTTCAGGGTTGGCAATTAAATCATTTTTCATTTCAAGAATTTTTTTATCTCTATTAACTGTTCTACCTTCTTGACCTTTTACAAAAATAGAATCGAAAAAATCTGCTTGTTCTGGTGAGATAATATTTTTTTCTAAACTGTTTTTTCTATTAACAACAAAATGTCTATTTAATAAAACTCTACTTACCCCCGTAATGTTTTCAAGTTGCATAGTAGATAAAGGCCCCTCAACATCTTTTAATTTTTTAAAACCTTCTGTAATTTTATTTTTAGCTCGAAGATCAACCTCATCCATAAGTAATGAAGAATATTTTTTTAAATCACTATCACCGGTTCTTTCATTGAATAAACTCTTTACAAGAGACGTGTTATCAGACAAACCTAACTCTTGAACTAATCTCGTCCTTGATGTAGGTGAAGGATTATTTTCAAAATAATTTATAATTTTATTTTTAACTTGTTGTCTTATTGGAGTTGATGAAGCAAGTCCTGTTCCTGTCTCTGGTGCCATTGCAACACTTGGTGTTTCATCAACAGGATTAACACGTTGTTGTTGTGTAATTAATATAGGATATTGATTTTCTACTTCTGCTACAACTTCAGGAATCTCTTGACGAGCTTGTGGATTAGCAACTAATTCACCTAGAGGCATATCTTTATACTTTGATAAAATTTCACCTCCTACTTCTTGTCCGACTTTTTTTGCTCCGCCGCCTCCTAACCAAAACTCTAAGGGTAATAATCCCACACCTAGTTGTTGTGTGCCTGGTAGGTCTGTAAATCTTGCTCCTTGTTGAATTGCTTGTGATCCTGCAATTGCATCTTCCAATATAAAATTCAAACCTGAGTTGATACCCTCTTCAAAAGAAAGTTGTTCATACTTGTTGCCTGTTCTTTGTTCATAAAAACGAATATCTTCATTAGTCAATTGACCAGGAACTTTACCAAACATTTTGGCTGCTTCCTGTCTAATTGCAAATTTTTTCTTACCTCTTTCGGCAGCTTCGGGATTGACCATATTCTGTGCAACACGACCAAGTGTTTGTGCCATGATGTCACCAAATAAATTAATAGGGCCTCTTGCAATGTTGGCCATACGTTCTGATTGACCATCGTCTGGATAAGTAACACGTCTTTGAGGAATAACTGTGCGTTCTACCCCACCACCTGTTTGCATATATGCAGGATCTGAATCTACAATTTCATCGAAAGGGTTATAGGCCATTAATAATACTCCGGTTCTGGTCCGTGGTCCGTAGGCTCATCTTCGTAGTCATCTTCCAACGATACAAAGTTTCCTTTACGAAACCTCAGTAAGGCTTGGCTCATGGAGTCAACTAAGTCGTCATGTTCCGCATGAGGGAACATCGCACATTCT